CAACTTCGAAAGAATAGTTAAACATTACATTCAAAACTAATCAAGTCTACATACACATGTAGGCTTTTTTTTATGTCATTTCGGATAGTAATTTAAACGAATTTATAAAAAACAAATATAATTATATGTTATTTAGCATTTTTGATTAACTTTGTTTAAAATATATTTTAATGAATTTTTTAGGATACAAGCTTGTAAGAGAGAAAAAATCTACAATTACAAAAGGTGATAACCCTAATAGTTCATATCACCCACCATCTTCAGCCGCTGTTAAATCATACTTCGGTAATCTAACAAATGATAAAATATTAAAGATATTTAATAACTGTTCTCCAGTATTTGCGTGTATTGATATTATATCAAGGGCTAATGCAAATAAGAGGTATGTAATTAAGGATTTAAAAACTAGAGAGCCTATACCTCAAGATTTTACTAGTCCTGTTATAGATAAGGTTAGACAACTATTATCAAACCCTAATCCATTACAAAGCGGTTCGGAATATGAGAGATACGCAGCGGCTTATTATTGGTTGTATGGTAATAGTTACGACATGGGTAATATTAATATTCCAATAAAATCAACAGATTTACTTGATATTAAAACAATGACTTTATTACCTTCTCAGTACGTTAAGATTAATGCTACTGATAATTACTTCTACGCTACAGAAATAACTGAAATAATTAATAATTATATTGTTCAATATCCAAATGTATCAAAATCTGATGTGTTCAACCCTTATCAAATAAATCATAGCAACGAAACTAATTTAGCATTCAATAGAGGGAATAATAATAATGATGATGCATTGTGGCTTAAAGGAGTACCTAGAATAAAAAGGTTACAATATGAAATAAAAAACAATGAAGGTAGTTTAGATAGTCTCAATAATATTATTGAGAATAGAGGGATATTAGGCATGTTTACTCCTCAAAATTCAGATGCAGATGGTTCTGGTGTTGTTTTAGGTAGTGAAGAAAAAAGAATAATAAGGGAAGAATTATCTCATTACGGAGCAACTAGAGGTCAAGACATGTATAAATTTTTGTCTTTTCCTATGAATTATCAAAAAACAGCAATGACACCTGAAGAATTAGGTATATTTAATTCTATATCTCAATCATGGATAACCGTAGCTACGGTATTTGGAGTTCCCAAATTATTAGTTGCTCAACATTTAACTGGTGCAACGTTTGAAAATCAAACACAATCTAATAAAGAATTATATCTTAATAACATAATTCCATATTCAGAAGCTCGTGTTAATTCGTTAAATAATTGGTTTAAGTTAAAAGATTATGGTTATTATTTAGACGTTAGTTTTGACCACTTACCATTTATGCAAGATGATAAAGTTAAAGCGGCTTCAGCTAAAAAACAGAATGGAGAAACATTTAAACAAGCTTTTTATTCTGGTACAGTAAATTATAACTCTTGGCTTAACTCTATTAGTGAGCCGGAAAATTTATCTTTTGGTGATAATTATATATTTGATTTAGACGAAAAGCAGCTAAAAATTATAGGAATAGAAACTAAAACTAGTAATGATGCCAAATAAAGAAGAAATAAAAGAGATAAAAAAACAACATGCTAAGAAAGTAAAAGCAGTTGAAGATAGTAAAATAATTAAAAAGTAAGGATATGTATAAATGCATCGAATTAAATAAAAGCTTTGATACGTTAGATGAGATGATAAAAGCATTGCATCATAATAAATCAAGCATAATCGCTCAAAAAAAAGCATTATTGAAAAAGGCTGATGCAATAAGTTTTTGCGTTCCTGAATCTATAGCTAAAGAAGAAGGTATTGAAAAAGCAAATGAACCAATACAAGATTTATCAAGCATAGATGAAATAACTGTATTAGCTATAATTAATACAACAAATCTACTTGATGGACATATGGATGTTCACTTGCCAGGCATTTGGAAGAAATCACTTTCAGAGAATAAAAGTATCATGCACTTGCAAGAACATCAAATGAAATTCGATAAGATAATTTCAGATGGTGATGATTTGAAAGCATTTGCTAAATATTATAGTTGGATTGATTTAGGATTCCCTTATTCTGGAAAAACTCAAGCGTTAGTATTTAAATCTAAAGTAAGAAAAGAACGAAATGAATTTATGTTTACACAATATGCAAAAGGTTATGTAAGAGAGCATAGTGTAGGTATGAATTATGTAAAGATAGATTTAGCTATAAATAATAAAGACTACAAAGAAGAGTTTACGGTATGGGAAAAACATATTGATAAGATTGCAAACATAGAAAAAGCAGAAGAATTTGGATATTTTTGGGCTGTTTCTGAAGCGAAAGTTCGTGAAGGTTCAGCAGTACCATTAGGTAGTAATTGGGCTACTCCAACATTAGACAATAATAAAATAGAGCCGTCTAAAGACACTCAAGAAGATAATCAGCCGTCAAAAGACACTGAAAAAGAGAAAGAAATAAGAGAATTTTATTTATCACTTAACAAATAAGAATAATGAAGAAATGGATTGTAAATGATAAATTCAAAGAACTGTCAAATGACGAGTTTAAAGAATTATCAACGGAAGACATGGCAGAGTATACAACTGCTAAAAGTGATGCTAAATTAAAAGCATTGAAGACAGAAATTAAAGAGCTTACCGATAGGCTTAATACTGATAAGATTTCTAAGGAGGATTTTCAAAAAGAATTAAAATCATGGGAATCTAAGTTAGAAGATTTTGACGCGGAAAAATTCAAAGCTTATCAAAAAAGCTTGACTAAGATTGAAGAGAAAATGGAAGCGATGGCTGAGAAGTTAAATAAAGCATCCGAAAATAATTTTGGTGAAAAGGTAACCCTTAATAAATCAATCTCTGATACTATTGATGAAAATAAGGAGCTATTAGAAGGATTTGCAAAGAATACAGGTAAGGCTGTAGTTATGCAAATGAAAGGTGTTGTTAATATTACTGATGATACCACTGGAGATTCTTATATCACTAACGTCACTAATCGTATTGTAGATGCTCCTGAAGTTGCACGTTTCAATATTCGTAACTTATTGACTATCCAAACAACTGATATGCCTCAAATCGCATTTATGGTTGTAACTGATTGGTCTGATTCTACTGGTATGGTTTCTGAAAATGGTGAATTACCTGAAAGCTCATTTAAGGAAGAGGAAGAAATATTTTCAACTAAGCGTTTAGGTACATTTATTAATATTTCTAAAAACATGTTAAAATCAATGAAGCAATTGATTCAGCATATTTCACAGAAATTACCTGCACGTTTAAAGTTTGTTGAAGATAACCAATTATTATTCGGTGATGGAACTGGAAATAATGTACTAGGTATTTTTAATGATTCGTTAGATTTTAAAAATACTATTACGCCTATTGTTAGACCTGCTGACGCTGTTGATAGTGTTGCAACTGCAAACTCTGGTGATTCTATATCTGTAACTTTAGCGACTGCTATTACAACAGGTGTTGTTGTTGTAGGTGATTTCGCATATATTACAGGTGCTACAGAATCAACATATAATGGAGCTTTAATCCCTGTTGAAGTTGTTACATCAACAACAGTTTTACAATTAGGTGTTGCTTTCGTTACTGAAGCTGATACTAGTGCATGGACATTTACTATAGTAAAAGCAAAATATGCTGGCTTATTTATGGGAACAGATGCAGCTCAGTTGGTAGATGTTATGTTAGATGCTTCTGCAATTGTTAACGAACAAGAATATAAGAATACAGGTTTTGTATTAAATCCTTTAGATGCTTCAAGTATTTTGAAATTAAAGTCAACTACTGAAGATTATATTGCAAATGGTGCAATTACTAATATTACGCGTGATGCTAATGGAGTATTACGAATTGGTGGTATACCAGTTATTGAAACAACTGCAATGACACAGGGTAAGTTCGCTTGTGGTGACTGGGCTTTAGCAGCTGCATTATGGGTGTATGAGGATATGGAATTGATTTTCTCGGAAGATAATGAAAGTATTCGTAAGAATCAGGTTCAGGTATCTATACAAGAGCAAATTATTTTCCCTATTTACAACCATTTAATGTTTGTAACAGGAACATTCACTGAAGCTATTACTACTATTGATGATGGTAGTTAATTGTTAAATAAATTAAACGGGGAGGGTTAATTCTCTCCCCTTAATTAATAGATTATGAAGATAATATTAGAAGGTTCAGAGTTAGTAATAAATAAGTTTTTGAAAGTTAATAAAACTTACATGAAACGGAAAGGTATTAATATTGTTGAATCGAATGAAATTGAAATTATAGTTATAGACGAAGAAGAAGAAAATCGCAATCACTTACATGATGAATATTTTAAAAAGTTCGATAAGAAAGTTCCTAAAAATAAAGCAAGAGATATTGATTGGATTAAAGAAAAATTAAATGGCTAAAATACAGGTTGATGTAGATTATTTTAATGGAGATGTTGAAATTCCTAATTTAGACAAATTACCGGATTTTCAAGAAACTTATATTGATAGGTATCAAAAAGAGATACAACAACAAACTCTAGGAATAATTCTTTACGACTTATATATATCTGGTATTAATGAAGGTACTATTCCTGAAAAGTGGGATAACTTACTAAATGGTAAAAGTTATACCGTTACAGATGGTAGCCAATCGATTGGCGTAAAATGGAATGGGTTTATCAATATTGAAAATGTAAGCTTAATCTCATATTATACTTACGCTAAATATGTAGAGCAAAATAATACTCAATTAACAAGATTAGGAAATTCTAAAGCAATTCAAGAAAATGCAGTTAGTGAAAGTCCTAGGGTTAAGTTAGTAAGGGCTTATAATAATTGTGAGTTATTAGTAGGTAATTATCCTATAAAAAGTGATAATCAATTTAATATACTTTATCCTAGTGATATTAACGAAAGCTATTTAGATATAACAGCACCATCATTATTTAATTTCCTTTATTTTCATAAAGATGATTATCCAGAATGGGTGTTTCAATTTCCAGATATTTACTCACGAAATAGATTTGATTTATAATATAATAAATGAGAACGTTACCAAAAATACATGATATAATAGGCGAATTAGTTGATAATATTCGCAAAACTGGTATTATAACAAATTCAGTAGAATCTAATGGTACGTATATATTAACTACTGATAATGAATTTAGTAATTATCAATATTTAAAAATAAATGATATTGATTACAAAGTACGAAACTCAACAACAACTGAAATAACAATAAAGGCTGAATCAGGATTAGATTTTACAGGTGATTCATGGAAATCACTAGCTCCATATTACATGCATGAAAAGCAAATAAAAGCTAATTTAGTTTTAACAGCAAAAAATTCAGGGAAAACATTAAAATATCAAAAATACCCTTTAGTATTATTATTACACCCTTATGATGTAGATGAAACTGTATATGAATATGCTCAAATAACAGGGTTAACCGTAGCTATAGTAAATAATACTAGTAAGGATTCATACAGCACAGACAGATACGAGGATAATTTCGACCCAATCCTTGAGCCTATCTATAATGATTTGATTGCTGGTATGGAGAATGACCCACGGTTTACCTTTGAAGAAAGTACAGTACCTAATAATAGGGTTGATAATTTATTAATCGATGGTAATCCTTTACCTGATGAATTAGATGGATTAATAATTAATTTCGGAAGCTTACCATTGCTTCATATAGATATATGCGAAGGATTGGCTAGAACAACCTACAATCTTAACTTATCTAGCGAAGGTAACGGAATAACAGAACCTTATGAGGGCTCACAAGCACAGGCAATAAATTCAACTGTTCCTATTAATGCTGTTGCAGATGAAAATAATCAGTTTGTAAGGTGGTTAATCAATGGAGTTGAGATATTAGATAGGCTAACCACTGTGTTTATTAATAAAACTGTGAATGCAATAGCTGTTTTTGAAAGCTTGTTAGTAGTTATTCAGGACGTATTCGGAACAAAACCAATTCAGAGCGGGAATAAATGGATATTTGAAAATCAAATTAATCTTAAAGAAGAATTAAATATACTATGCTATGGAAATTCAATCACTAAAGGAACTTTCGGCAGCATAGTAACACGACCATATACTCATATATTAAGTAGATTTATAGGAGATAATCACGATATTATTAACCTAGGTGTTGATAGTCAAAAAGGTCTACAAATGCTTAATGATTACAGTCTTAATATTACCCCCAATCTATCTACTACTAAAAGAAACGTATTAATAGTATTTGAAAATATAAACGACATAACCATCCCAACAACCTCAACCCCTCAAGAGGCGTATGAACATATACGAGATATAT